CTCGAGGATTTCTGTGGACTTTTCGTTGAGTTGATCGGCCCATTCATCGGGGATTTCGTAGGAACGCCCCTTGCGATAACGAGTACTGTTCGGGCTAAACCAACTATTCTTGAAATAAACTTTCATCAGGCTACCTTTCCGCCGTAGATCAACTCGGCTTCATTTTTTGGGGTTTCGCCACCCATTGCGGATACTTGCATACTTTGAAACTGGATAGTCATGCTGCGTCGAGCAATGCTATTTACCATTTCTACACTGTTAGTTGTAACAAGTCCTGTAGCAAGAATAGCAACTGTACTGCCAGTATCAACACCATCGCGCGCAAGTCCTAGTTTCTGCAATTCCTCGTGACCAAGGCTAATAGTAAGTCCCCATCCAAAATCCTCGATGTTTTCAGGATGCGGACTCCTGTCGGACATTTCCCGCTTCTCACGAGGAGTGCGCTGAAGGGATGCAAGTGTAGTTGTTTTTGGCATGTTAACTCCTTGAGGTTGGGGAGGGGCCGAAACCCCTCACCGTTGTTATGAGAAGACAGGTGCGGCTGTGGAGATGACCATGCCGGACACAACCCAGTAGGTTCCGTCGAACACCATCTCAACCCAGGTTCCACCTTGCGGCACGTTAACCTGCAGGGCATCGTCGTTCGATTGGTCTGCAACAACCACGCCCGGCGTTGGACCGCCCGTAGCTAGTTCGTACACACCACCCGCAAAGAGTACTGCGGTTGATGCTGTTGCAAAAATCCAATCGTGACCGTCGGCGGCACCAACCTGCGCAACGAAGCGATAGCGCATACCGAGTTCGCCGACCGGCAACGTGAATGTACGATCTGCACTGACGTTGGCGATGACGTGAGTCTTGCCGCTGTCAGAAGCCTTAATCGACGCATTCGCATCCGAAAGCAGAACCACGCCGTCCGGGAAGACAACGCCGCCACCTTCGTATCGCTTGTAGATGGTATTACCTGCCTCGTCCTTCGCGGTACCGAGCAGAACATCGCCAGAGTCAGTCAACGTTGCAGTTGCCGTACCGGACGTATCTACCTTAACGATAAGCCGAACACTCTCGTTCAACTCGGTAGTAACGTGGTCGTAAGCGACCGTAGCATCATCGGTTGACCACTCGATGATATCAACCCACGCGCCGGAGCCTTTCGACCCGACCCGCTTTTGCAGTGCGATAGTCATAGAATACGTGCCCGAGATAGCAACGGCGATTATCTCGCCCTTGTATGTGGCATCATATTCGAGGCTATCGCCTACTCCTGTAAAAGAAGCCATTTGCTTTTCCTTTCAAGAAGTGGGAGGGAGCGTTAACCCCCTCCCGTTACCTCTTAGTTAGACCCTTCCGGGTAGGCGCGCCACCCATGCGGATCAATGGTGAGGAAGGCGTTAAGCTTTCCGGCGGTGGCCGCTGCGACCGACGTGACCTGTGTCAGGCCAAGGTACCGCTCGTAAGCGAGACCCTGGACCGGAAGCGTGAAGGCAAAAGTCTTCGTTGCGTTCCAGTTAGCCTGAGTGATAGCCCCGGTCGAGAAATGCAGCGTCCCGGTGTCGGGATCGACCGAGGACGAATTGTCCGACCGAAGCTGAATTTCAATCACGGTGTTATCACTGGTCGAGTCAATGTCGGTATCGACGGTGATGACAAGGTAGACCGGCTGACCGTTCCCCAAGTCTCGTACGACACTAGAGTCGATAGAACTGCCGAAGGAATAATTATCGGCACCTCCGGTGTTGAGAGCCACTGCATCAGCGAACTCACAAAGTTTATCAATTATCATGGCTAGGTCCTTTCCTTATGCCACCGAGGCTTCATCAGCCGCAAGGGCATCAGTACGCCGGATCGGAATACCGTGGAAGGACGTTACCATCGTACCACCAAGGTTTTCCATTGTGAGGGTGGAGTTAGCTACGCCGTTCGTGTGCTGCTGGCGCAACTTGGTGATGAGTGTCCGGTTCATGTAGAACACGCAGCGGCCCATTGAGAGGGTCGGCAGGCGCTCGATCATAGCGAACATCATATCAGGCAAGTTCACGCCCGTCGCGGCATCGACCTTAAGGGCAGATTTGTCGATGTTACATCCGCGAACTACGTAACGCCAGTCACGGACGGTAAGGCCCGCATCCCAACGATAGTGAGTCCGGTATGCTTCCATGCGACCGCCAGAGCCATCGACATTTTCGATGGTAATTTGACCCTTGTTGGTCATCTGCAAGCCGCCGACACTGCCTTTCGGCACGATGCCGTGGACAGTATTCGGTCCCCAACAGGCAAGCCAGATAGACGCACTATCGCCGCCCGACACAGCACTGCCGCCGTAATCAGTACCGACAATAATGTTTTCAGCGTTGTCGGCGCTGAGGTCGTTGAACCGCGGCGAGAGGCCCGTAAAGGCTTCCGGCTCGGTCCCTTCATTCCCATAAAACAGCGTATCCGCCATTTCCTGGTTCATGCCCTCGATGTGGGCAGTATCTTCCGAGAGTCGGAAGGCGGCGGTGTTGCCGTTCAGGTCCGCAAGAGCCTTGTCAATTTCCGCGTACGCTTCAAGCATACCCGTATTGTCAGTGATCTGTGCGGTGGTCGATTTGGTCGGCTGGACGCCGCCGTACATTTTACGCCAGGTTGGTGTGGGAAGCCCGGTACGAACAGTCGTCCGATGCCCTGTGGGAAGATTACCCTCGACCCAAACCATGTCATCAAGGACCGGATTGGTTTCGTGGAGTATCTCTGCGATAGCAGCGATCTTACCGTCAGGGTCGGATCGCTTTACCAAATCCAACAGTGTTGGATGAGTAGTGGCACTAGCAGCCATTTAAGGTGCTCCTTTCTTAGCCAAATAATATATCCGCTCTGGATCGTTCGCCACCGACAGAGCCCCCACCTAAGGGCGCACCCTCGCCGTGCTGCAAGGAAATCCAATGTAGGAAACGTATGATTTCAGGGTTGTTGCCAGCCCCGGTGAGACTGAGTTGAGCACGAAGGCTCTCGTCAGCAGTTGCCGCCTTTTCGCCGAGGCTAGAGGCGTAGTCGCGGATGAGTACGTCGATCTTGCCCAAGGCCGGATCGAGTTTATCACCCCCGATGTTCGGATCATTGCGGAGTTCATCAACCCACTCCGCTTGCGTGTCGAGCCACGTTTGCTGGTTGGCTTCCATAGCCTTGGCGTATAGCCCGGCGAGTTTACCTCCAAGGTCCGCCACGGTCCCTTCCTCGTCGTTGAGGAGGCTAACGAATTCTTGCATGAGTGGATCGTCTTTGAGGAATTCATAGCCCTCGGGAAGGACTGCGTTTTCCAGAATATCGTCGGCGGTTACAGGTTCATACTCGCCTTCTTCCTCGCCTTCGCCCTCCTCAACTTCGCTTTCCTCTTCTGTAACTTCTTCTTCAGCCGCCTCGACTGTATCATCAGTCGTATCGGAGGGTGGGGTCGAGGAGGTCTCCGTAGCCAATTCCTTCTCCAGAGCTGACTCCGTCGGGGTCGTTGTCTCCTCCGCTGGGGTTGTATCGGCTGATTGAGTCTCTACGTTCATTTAATCTCTCCTTGAGCAAATCGGCAAAAGCCTCGGGGTTGATGTTGATCAGGTCACTTACGACTTGGTTACTTGCTACGAACTGGGTAAAGCCTGCATTTTCGAGAAGGTACCATATGTAACTTCTGCCTTCATGAGTTTGGAACAGCTGGTTAATAGCGAGTTTGCGTTCGTGGGCTGCAAAATCATTTTCCTTCTGCTGGTCCTTTTTGCGTTTTCGAGCATCCGCGGTTTCTTCTGTGAATACTGTCATAATACATACTTTCGGGAAAGAGTCAAGAGGTTGAAGCCATACATCGTCCCAAGGCCACTAGCCATACCCACCTCACTTAGAGAATATCGCCCTTTCATTAACTCGGATACGTTGTTCATGATCGTTAGTTATTGCATAGACGTTTCGAAAATCTTCAAGGGCGTCGGACTTGCGGTAGCGATCGTCATTCATTGCCTCGAGGGCTGACAAGCGGTTTATTATGTAAGTTTGGTTGCTCATAATTCTTTGGACTGTGTTTGCGGTTTCATTTACAGTAGTTACTATCCCACTGCCCCACCAACCTACAAAGCCTGTCGTGGTTGTTACCGCTAGACAGGCTACGAATACCATCATCCGTACAATGAGGCGGATGGTTGCACTATCTTCTATTTCCTGCGCTGTCATGTTCTTAAATTCCGTTATGCCCCAAGGAGTTTGTCAAGCGCACTGCCGCCGCCACCGACCTCTGTTTCGCTCAAATTCTTCGCGCCCTGGGCAAGTCCAGGAGCCGCATCGGCCATCTGTGCGGCCATAGCCTCTTGTTTGCGTTGCCCGCGTATTGCAGCGACTTCGCGCGGATCGGTAATTTCCGACTCGCTGACGCCGATCGCACGCCCATAGTTCGGAACCATAACATCGAGTTTCGCATAGTCCATGGCCTGCGGATCGACACCTGCGAGGTTACCGAGAAGGCCGAGGTACCGTTCAGTGGGCGCTGTGCCGACCGCGCGCTGTGCGATGGAGAGGATTGAGACGTACTGGATATCCAGCGGGATATTTCGGTACTGCTCTGGAATTGGAGGGAGCAAGCCACGCCGGCGAGCGATTGAGAAGGTCCGCTTGATGCCAGGGTCCAAGGCTTCGGACTCGAACCGTTCCAGCACACCGCCAAGGAGGATTAGCTTTTCGCCTTCACGAGCATCGACTTCAGACGCGGATCGAACAGTTTGTAGGTCGCTGATCCCGGTGAAGAGGAAGTTGAAGAAGCTGTTTTTAATCCGTTCCTCGATGCCTTGCTTGTCCATAACAAGCTGGTCGAAGTTAACGTTGGGAACGTGGGCGGGGCGGGCACCTGTGTTGTTGCCAAGGTTGTGGACGAAGGTGACTCCGTTAGGCTGCATCCCAAGAGGGTTGTTTTGCAATGCGATGTCGTAGAGCATTGAAGGCTTATTGACTTTCTCCAGCAACTCGGCCTTCTGCCGGTGTAGATGCTGCAGTTCAATTACATCCCCAAGCGCGTCCATGCCGGGAGAGACGCCGTAGGCCTCCGTTCCACTGACTTCCCACCGAGCGAAGATACCAGGCATTTCGTTGTAGCCGCGCTTTTCAAGCAGCCATCCATCCGAACCAACTGCACGTCGTGGTTCCCAGTAGAGTTCGTAGTACTTAAACTTCTTCGGAACGAGGTCGCGGTGATTAGGCGCGATGAAGTGGGCGATTTCAATCTCCTTACCCATCCCGGCGCCGTTGGAGTCCTTCACACAGTTCTTAACGTACTCCGACCAATTCCGCTCATCCGGCCACTTCTGAATGTACTGGTGGATTTTCATGTTGAAGCGGCGAGCGAATACGTCGATGAAGCCGCGATCGTTCTGGGCGACGAAAAATTCACCGAGGGGTGGGTTATAGCAGCGGATTACGGTGTCGTCGTCCTCGTAGATAAGGTTCGCCGCCGTGCCGAAGACGGACATGTCGAGGTACATAACGGACATGGAATTGTAGAAGTTCGACTCCGCCATGATTTGTAAGAGGCGTCGCTCGACCTCTTCCAGCCAGATGGAAAGGTCTTTGTGATCGGAAAGGCGGATGCCCGGAACGCGCAACTTGAACCACGGGCGAGATGGAGAGGTTACGCCATTCATCATACCCGCAGCGAGGGTACGGGCGGCTTGCGTTCCCGTATTATTGATGATGTACTGTCGCCGCGCGCGTTGAGCGGAATACTCGGTACTTTTCAGCAACCAGCGATAACGTTGTGGGAGATAGTTATCGCTGAGTTCGCGCCACAAATTTTCCCACTGCGATCGGTCGGTTGTGAGCGCAGTGAGATAGTTGGCGTGGCGGCGTAGTTCTTCCGCGGCTATTTGCGGCATCGTACTGTCCTATCCGAGCAGGCTAGACTTGCGGCCGAGGGCTTTGGTAGGGAGTCTGCCGGCGACGACGAGAGACTCTCGGCCTCGTTTTCCCGTGCTTTCACGAGCGGCAAGTTTCTTTTCTTCCGGGTCGATATTGCGTTTTGGTTTTTCTACTTCAGGCGGGCTCATTGTGCATATATCCTTTCATGCGCGAACGGGTCGTAAGGTTCTTGTGTAGTGTAGCCCTGGGGAATGCCTGATCGGTTTGGCATTACCGAGGGGTAGGCGAAAGTTGTCGCAAGGGCGTCTGCGACGTTAGGGGAAGGAACTCCACGGCGGCGCATGTCCTTTTTCGCCTCGAGAAGGATTTCTTCCCTGTTATTCAAACCGTATGTAGGCCCTATAAGTTCATCAACGAGTGTTATATTTGTACCCGTTGGCGACGGGATTGTCAAGTTAACTACGGAACCGCCCGGTAGCCAATCCCTCACCGCGCCCCAAATCTCAGCCCGCTTATTAGCGTACTTTACTTGAGGGTCGATTTCGTTGATGTAATCAGCCCCGCTCCCGAAATCGACATCAAAGACAGGGACACGAAGTTGACGTAGGCGATCCACCACGCCACCTCCCACTCCTCCCACATCGACCATAATAGCATCGGCTCGAAGGAGGTTGTAGGTAGTGACCACACGGGCGGCCAGTTCCATAGTTGAAATTCCATAGAATATCTCCGGGCGGTGGGTTAGGGCGTCCCTGCCTTTGCGCGGGTAGATGACCGAGGGATCGTCGCCGAACCGGCCCACATCGACTCCGAGGATAAGAGCGGAATTCATCTGAGGTTCGACTGGGCGTTCAACGGCAGCTACTGCAACGTCGTATGGAATAAAGGACTCGGCGTCGATGCGCGGGAATTCGCCGAGGATGCGGATGCGGACGAAATCGGAGTCCTCGCCGTAATCCTTTATCCAGCCGTCAAGCTGGGCTTTGTTCGTAAAGCTTACTGTGCGGGAGTCTACTTTGAGGGACTGCCAGCGGTGTGCGAAACGGCCTCCGGGGTGACAGTCGCGGAAGCGTCCTTTGTTTCGAGTCGGGTTACCAAAGGCTACCCAAATGATTTCAGTGTCACGGTCAGTAAGCGCGCCCTCGGCAACTTCCCAAATTTGATCGGGGATAGCAGAGGCTTCATCCATGACAAGAAGGATGCGCTTACCTTTGTTGTGAAGGCCTGCGAAGGCTTCTGTATTCCGCTCACTCCACGCGACCATATCAATTCGCCAAGTGCGCTCGCGCTCGATATCCGCAGAGAAGAGGGAGGTGGCGGTTAGTTTGAAGAGGTCTCGGGCGATGAAGCGACGATACCAAGTTGCAAGTTCGACCCACGTCTTCGTCTTAAGCTGGTTCTCCGTATTGGCAGTTACGACGCCTCGTGTATCGGGGCACGTTGAAATCGCCCAAAGGATGATCCATGCGACAAGGGCGGACTTGCCAACGCCGTGCCCAGAGGTTACTGCGAGGCGAACGGCTTCATCAACGTTTATAATTCCACGTTCGAGGCGGAGGAGGATTTCTTTCTGCCAAGGCTCTGGGCCGGAAGCAAATTCGAGGTCCGTACCTTCCTCACCCCACGGAAAGGCCCATATCACAAACTGATAAGGCTTGCGGGAATATTGTGCGAGGAAGTGTATAAGGTCTGTGCTCATATGGAAATGCTCATTGATATGTGGTTACGCGTACTGACTCCACCAGTGGGGCGATTGAGGAAGGGATAGGATACCTCGGATAGTGACTCAACGTCCTCGGCTGTGAGAGTATGTATTTGACCTATTGTCGGGCTGGTGACCTCCGCCGCGCTTTCGATATCCTCAGCGAGCAGCGCGTCAACATTCTCCGCTACTTCGGCAAGAGCAGGCGCGGTTACCTCCGATGCGCTTTCGATGCTGGTAGCCGCAAGGGCGTGAATCTGCCCGATATCCGGGACCGTCAGTTCCGATGTGCTTTGAACACTAGTGGCCGTCAGGCCGTGCTCCTGTCCAACAGCCGGGATAGATACTTCTGACGCGCTTTCGATGCTAGCTGCGGTCAGTGCGTGTTCTTGCCCAACAGCCGGGCTTGTAACCTCCGAGGCGCTTTCAACGCTTGTCGCCGTTAAAGCGTGTTCTTGCCCGACGGCTGGGACGGATATCTCGCTGGCCGCTTCAACATCATCGGCGGTAATGGCATGGACCTGCCCGATGGCCGGTGTGGAAACCTCCGATGCGCTTTCGACATCTTCAGCCAGGAGATCGTGGCCGGTGCTCGGTGGTGTGGCAAAACTACTAACGCCCTTAAACGCGAAAACTCCGTTCATGCCCGTTGCTTGACCGCTCAGGGCATCGCCGTCAACAACACTGTCCGTGTTGGAACTGTCGGTTTTTACGCCCGTTTGCCCAGACGTATAGGCCACGGACTGGTTGCCATTGGCAGCATTGATCCGGGACCGAACAGTTGTAGTACTTGTCGCGGCGTTCGAAGTTACATTGACTGTGAAGTCCGACCACGTAAAATCGAAGGACGCATAGAAATCTCTTGTACTCTCCGATGGATGGTCGTCACAGTCCCCTGCTATGTGGAAGAACTCAGTCGAACTGGCTGAATA